TTTGAAAGCAAAAAATGTCAAACAATTTGCTAACCATTAGCAAGATCACCAACGAAGCGTTGATGGTCTTGGAAAACGAGTTGACCTTCACTTCTGAAGTTGACCGCAACTATGACGACCAGTTCGCTGTCGTGGGCGCTAAGATCGGTAACACCGTGAACGTTCGCAAGCCTGGCCGTTTCATCGGTACTACTGGCCCCGCTTTGAACGTTGAAGATTTCAACGAAACCAGCGTGCCTGTGACCTTGAGCACACAATTCCACGTTGACACCCAATTCACCACACAAGATTTGGCTCTATCTTTGGATATGTTCTCTGATCGCGTGTTGAAGCCCGCAATCGCAGCAATCGCCAACAAGATTGACCGTGATGGTATGGCTATGGCCGTGGCTCAAACCGCCAACATCGTTGGTACTGCTGGCGTTGTTCCTACCGAATTGCTGACCTACTTGACCGCAGGCGCATATTTGGACAGCGAAGGCGCACCCCGTGATGGCCGCCGTTCATGTATCGTTGAACCCTTTACTTCTGCTTCCATCGTGAACAGCTTGAAAGGTTTGTTCGTTCCTCAAGAAGCCATCGCCGCTCAATACCGCAAAGGTTTGATGGGTCGTGACTCTGGTGGTATGAACTGGAAACTCGATCAGAACGTTGTGTCACAAACTTTCGGTGACAACAGCACCGACACCGTGACCGCTTCTGTGAACACCACCACAGCTACTGGTTTCTTGACTAGCGGTTGGGCTTCTAGCTCTACCATCAGCGTGACTGCCGCCAACACAGGTATCATCAACCTGAACGCTGGTGACGTTATCACTATTGACGGTGTGTATGCTGTCAACCCACAAAACCGCCAACCTTACGGCTCTAACAAGCTGCGTAACTTCGTGGTTAAGACAACTGTGGCGATTTCGTCTGGTTCGTCTGGCAACGTGGTTGTGTCGCCTGCCGTCATCACCGCTGGTCAATTCCAGAACGTGAGCATCCCCACCACTTCTAGCACCGCCGCTGTGACCCAGTTCAACAAGACTGGTGTTGTGTCTGCTCAGAACATCATCATGCACAAGAACGCTTTCACTTTGGCTGTGGCCGATTTGGAATTGCCAGAAGGTGTGCATTTTGCTGGTCGTGCAAGCGATAAGGAAATTGGTCTGTCAATGCGTGTTGTGCGTCAGTACACCATCAACAACGACAGCATCCCAACTCGCTTGGATGTGCTCTATGGTTGGGCGCCTCTGTACCCCGAATTGGCCTGCCGCGTTGCAGCCTAATTGACAATGGGGGCTAATCACCCCCGTCATTAAACTTTTTTTAAGGAAATTCAAAATGGCTAATCCAGGACCAGCATCCACCCAAACCCCCGTTTATTTGCTTAATGGCAATGCCGCTGATGGCATTTTGCTTGGCATTGAAGGCGGCAAAATCGGTTTCTACGGCGAAACTCCCGTTGTTCAAGCAGGCGCAATCACCGCATTGACCGCAGGCCCAACAACTGCTGAATTCGTTGCAGCAACTAACGCTATCATTACAGCACTCAAAAATATTGGCGTGACAGCTTAATTTTTGTAGTTGCCTTTGCGCCCTCTGAGTAAAATCAGGGGGCGTTTTCTTTTTGTGAAGGAAAAAGATGAAACACGTGATGATTGCCATCCCCGCCTATACGGGAGTGGTTCACATGGGGACTATGCGTTCTCTAATAAACGACACCTTAGAGTTGGTCAAAAGGGGTGACCGCTTTACCTTGGTTGACGATATTGGCAATGCCCTAATTGCTGACAGCAGAGGGGTTATCGCCACTCGATTTTGGGAATCTGACTGTGATGACCTGATTTTTGTGGACTCGGATGTGACATGGCAGGCTGGTGCGCTTCTTAAACTGGTAGACGCGCCTGTTGATTTGGTGGCGGGTGTTTACCCTGCTAGGCGTGACCCAATCAGCTATCCGCTTCATTATTTGGAAAAGAAAGAACTTTGGGCTGACCCCGAAACAATGCTTTTAGAAGTCAAGTCTGTGGCCACGGGGTTTATGAAGATCAGCCGAAATTGCATCGCCAAGATGATTGAGGCTTATCCCGAGAAACATTACTACACATCAGAGAGAGACAAACAGTTCTATCCCTTGTTTGACCATGTGTTTGAAGATGGGTATAAATGGGGCGAGGATTACAGCTTCTGTATCCGCTGGCGAAATATCGGGGGGCAAGTTTGGATTGACCCTGAGATTGCAATGGGTCATATCGGGTATAAAATCTTCCAAGGGCATCTAGGAAATTACCTCAGAAATAGGTAGAATTTGCCCATTCTTTGCAAAGGAAAAATATGTCAACTCCTTTTCGCGTTGTCGGCCCAACCGTAGCGGTTTCGGCTGGCGCTAGTGCCACATCAGAGGCTTTGGTCAACAACAATCCAAACATTCAATGTAACTATGTGTCATTGATTAACACAGGCGCGACAAGCGTTGCTGTGAAGTTTGGCCCTACTGGTGTCGGTGCGCCCGTTCTGCCTGTTAGCGGCTCAACTACTGGTGACTTTGTGTTGCCACCCTCGATGAATGATGCGATTATGTTTGCTGTTCCAACCACTCCCACTTATGTGCGAATGATTGGCTCTGCTGCTGGCCCTTCAATCGTTTACGTTACCCCCATCGCGTTTTAAGGGGGCTTCATGGCTGACCCCGCCGAATCAGAAAACCAAAACCTACTGCCTGTTCAGGCGTATTTTTCGGTTGACGGAACATTCCAAACCTTCATTGGTCAGGGTCAGCCGTTTTACGCGACTGTTAACCCGTCACAATCGGGTTTGAACATCACAAACAGCACGATCAACTCAACGACAATCGGTGCTGTCACTCCCTCTACTGGGGTTTTTACCAATGTCACAACGACAACGGGAACAATCTCCACCGCGCCAACCGCGAACACCGATATTGTCAACAAGCTATATGTGGATTCAATTGCCCAAGGTCTAAGCCCAAAGCAAGCGGTCAAATGTGCGACAACAGTAAACATCACGCTGTCAGGACTTCAGACGATTGACACCTACACCACATTGGCTGGTGACCGTGTTCTGGTTAAGAATCAGACCACATCGTCAGAAAACGGCATTTATATCGCCGCTTCAGGTGCTTGGACTCGATCAGCCGACATGAATGTGTGGGCAGAAGTGCCAGGCGCTTACACCGTCATTTTGAACGGCTCACAAGCTCAAACTGGTTGGGTTTGTACCGCTTCTGATACTGGAACAATCGGCGTCACAGCGATGCCTTGGGTTCAGTTCTCAGGCTCTGCGACTTACTACGCTGGCACAGGTCTTTCCCTTGCGGCCAACACTTTCAGCATCACGAATACTGGCGTAACAGCGGCATCGTATGGGTCAGCTTCAAAGACTCTGACCGCGACTGTCAACGCCCAAGGTCAATTAACGGCTCTTTCTGCCTCTGATATTGCAATTGCCGCAAGCCAGATTACATCGGGAACGATTGACACCGCACGAATCAGCGGTTCTTACACAGGAATTACAGGGGTTGGAACGCTCACAGAGGGAACTTGGAACGCAAGCACCATTGGTGTTGGTTATGGTGGCACAGGCGCGGCAACCTTCACGGCTGGTTACCTGAAAGCTAACGGAACAGCGGCATTTACTACCGTTACCCAAATCCCAACAACTGATTTGAGTGGCACGATCACAAACGCTCAATTGGCAAACAGCACGATTTCAGGGGTTTCCTTGGGGTCAAACTTGTTTGCTTTGACAATTGGTTCGGGTCTGTCTGGCACTTCCTATAACGGTTCTGCTGGCGTAACAATTACCAACTCAAGCCCAATGGTCTACCCTGGGTCTGGAATCGCCAACTCAACTGGTTCGGCTTGGGGAACTTCCTATTCAACTTCAGGCAGCGGTAATGTTGTTCTGACAACTGGCGCAAGTCTTTCTAACCCAACGATCACCAATTACGAGGCGTGGACACCAACAACTGCCCCGTCTTATGCCGAGGGTCGCCAATGGTATGACTCAACAAATCATTCTTTGGCTTACTACAACGATTCAGCCAATTCAATTGTTCACCTTGGTCAAGACATTCTATTTAAAGTAATCAACAACACAGGTTCAACCATTGCAAATGGAACGCCTGTTTACATTACTTCGACTTCTAGTGGCCAGACCTATCCTAATGTGGCATTGGCTAAAGCTGATGTGGCGGCTACCGCTACGGTTATCGGCTTGACAAATGGTGCAATCACCAATGGTTCTATTGGTTATGTGACTTCACAAGGCGTTATTGACGGGGTAAATACTGGTTCATTTACCGTGGGTCAGGTGCTGTATCTCAGCCCTTATTCTGCGGGTCAATTGATGAACACGCTTCCCCCGACAGGGATTTCGGTTCAAGTTGGCGTGGTGACTTATGTTGATTCGTCTGTCGGTAAGATTTATGTAAAACAGACCACTCCGCTGGCTGTCCCTGCGTCAATCATTACTGGTCAAGTTGCTTTGGCTAACGGTGGAACTGCCGCCAACCTCACGGCTGTGGCTGGTGGCGTGGTTTATTCTGGCGCTTCAGCGATGGCAATTAGCGCCGCTGGAACATCAGGCCAAGTCTTAACCTCAAACGGCTCAAGCGCACCTACTTGGACAACTCCAACCGCTTACGCCACAGTTACTGACGACACAACCACAAACGCCACCCGTTATCCGCTGTTTGCGGCCACCACAGCGGGCAATTTGACGACAGAGTATGTCAGCAGTACCAAGTACCAATTCAACCCCTCTACGGGCGTTTTAACGGCTACGCAGTTCAGCGGGTCTGGTGCTGGTTTGACCTCAATTCCGAATTCGGCGCTGACCAACTCAAGCATCACGATTGGCTCAACCGCCATCAGCTTGGGGGCGACTGCAACGACCATTGCGGGGCTGACCTCTGTCACATCAACCACTTTTGTGGGCGCTTTGTCTGGTAATGCTTCAACAGCAACGACTGCGACAACCGCAACAAACGCAACGAACACGGCGATTACTGATGACACGACTACAAACGCCACTTTCTATCCGACTTTTGTAAGCAACACTACGGGTAATTTGCCACAAACAGTTTCGTCAACAAAGCTAAAATTCAACCCATCAACGGTGTTGTCACCATCAGAAACAGCGCAATGGTATTTGGCCGATGTAATTCGGCCTTCCTCTGCGAATAGCTCTAAGATTTTCCAGACGAAAGTCATTCTGTCACCCAAGGCAAACCATTGGCAGTCACGGGTGCTTTTTGAGCCTCAATCTGAGCCTCTAGAGCAACTTCCACAGCTTCTTTGTCAATCTTGCCCCACAACCAACCAAGGACTGTTTCTTCAGTCAGGGTATCGTAGTTCACAAATGAGTCACC